GCGCTTGAAATTTACAATCTGTTAAATAAGGGGGACAGCAAACATGACTAAAACAAAAGATAGCACGCCGAAAGGGGGTGAAGGAGTGTTTATCGAAATTGATGATTTCAAAAAGGACAAAAAACTGCAAACCGAAGACCCAATGATCAGAAAATACTATAATCTTGATCCGATAAAATCAATCGAAGACACGGCAGATGGTCTAACGGTGGATTTTGTTATAACCACAAATACAGCAGACAGGGTAAACGATAAAATTGATGCTGACGGTTGGGAACTTGACAATTATCGTAAAAATCCAGTTGTTTTATGGGCACATGACTATTCACAGCCTCCAGTCGCAAAAAGCCTTAGTGAAACGGTTTTACCTAATAAATTAATGTCAAAAGCACAGTTTGCGCCGCGCGGCCTATCGGATTTCGGATATATGGTAGGGCAAATGTATGCAAAAGGCTTTATGAACGCCGTTTCCGTCGGTTTTAGAGCGCTTGAATGGGCGTTTTCAACAGACAAAGATCGCATTGGCGGTATTGATTTCACTTGGCAGGAGCTTATGGAATACTCAACCGTGCCTGTCCCGTGCAATCCAGAGGCTTTGATGGCAGCTAAAAGCGTCGGAATTGACACAAATCCAATGCTGAAATGGGCCGTCGAAGTGCTTGACAAGTCAGATTTGAGCCAAAAAAAGGCGGCAGAACGTGTCTGGAAACTGCTTGAAAGCAAAAAATCATACTTTATTCCGTTTGAAAAGGCGCAAAAGCCGCCTACAGCAACAATAAAAGGCGTTTCCCCGGGAAACCCGTCCGGGTACGGCAAAGCGCCGGAAGATACAACATGGTCTGCCCTTACTTTGCAGGACTTCACAGACCAAACATGGGACGATCTTTCAGACGCAGAGAAAAACAACATTGCGAAGCATTTTGCATGGGCCGCTGAAATTCCGCCCGATACATTCGGCGATTTGAAACTCGGACATCACGATAAAAACGGTGATGTAGTGTGGGCTGGAGTAGCGGCAGCAGCCGCAAGATTATCACAGACGGATATTCCTGCTGCGGATGTATCAAAAGTGCAAGATCATCTGGCAGCGCACTACAAAGAGTTTGACAAAACCCCTCCGTGGGAGCAGGAAGCGGCAAATGTAGAAATTGCAAAAGCAAAACTGGCTTTACAGCTTACGCTGTAAGCCATTTTTTATACTCAAAAATTAAAATGGAGGTACACAAATGTTTAAATCAAAAGCAATGAATGCTTTGATCGCTGATTTGGCGACAAAGAAAGCAGCGGCGCAGACCCTTATGAATAAGGCCGGAGTAACCGCTGACGAACTCGCAAACGCACAGAAAGAAATTGCTACGGTGGAAGCGAAAGTTTCCATGCAGGAAACAATTGACGCGGGAAAGGAATTCGACGAGAACGGCGAAGTTGTTAAGGACGTAAAACCGGTAACGCCTGTTATTCCTGCGGAACCGAACAGCCATGCCAAAGTTTGGAAAAGCCCTGGCGAATTTCTGCTTTCCGTGAAAGCGGCAGCGGCTCCTGGCGGCACGGTTGATCCTCGCCTTATGATCAAGGCATCCGGCGCGTCCGAGGCAGTGCCGTCTGACGGCGGGTTCCTTGTTGACATGGACTTTTCCAGTACCCTGCTGACAAAAACCTATGACGCTTCTTCCGTCGCGGCGCAGGCATTCAGAATCCCAATCAGCGACGGCAAAAATGGCGTGAAGATTAACGGCATCGATGAAAAATCCCGCGCAAACGGCAGCCGTTACGGCGGCGTTCAGATGTATTGGGAGAACGAAGCCGATACCGTAACCGGCACAAAACCGAAATTCCGCCAGATTGAGCTTTCTCTTAAAAAGCTCATGGGTATCTGCTATGCGACGGATGAACTTCTTTCTGACGCAATGGCCCTGGAAACCATTGTAACAAAGGCATTCACAGATGAATTTTCGTTCAAAGTGGACGATGCCTGCATCAATGGCACCGGTTCCGGACAACCTCTGGGCGTTTTGAACGCGCCTTGCCTTGTCACAGTGGCAAAAGAAAGCGAACAGACAGCCGATACTATCGCATGGGCTAACATCGTAAAGATGTGGAGCCGCATGTGGGGCCGTTCTCGCCAGAATGCTACATGGTTCATCAATCAGGACATTGAGCCGCAGCTGTACAGCATGGCGCTGTCAGTCGGGACAGGTGGGCAGCCGGTCTATATGCCTGCGGGAGGTGCATCTGCACAGCCGTACAGCACATTGTTCGGGCGCCCGGTTATTCCAATTGAGCAGTGCTCTGCACTTGGCGACAAGGGCGACATTATCCTCGCGGACATGAGCCAGTACGCAATGATCGACAAAGGCGGCATGCAGTCGGCACAGTCTATCCACGTCCGTTTCCTGTATGACGAGAACGTTTTCCGCTTCATCTATAGGACTGACGGGCAGCCGATGTGGAATAGCGCGCTTACGCCGTATAAGGGCAGCAATACGCTTTCACCGTTCGTCGTTTTGGCGGACAGATAAGGGGGACTTACAATGAATATTGCAGAACAGGGACATGTGGTTAACATTCTTCCGCCGCAGTCTATTACGGGCGCGGTGGCAAGCGATATTTTCTCTATGAAGAACTACGCACACGCGACAATTATCGCGACCGCTGGGGCTACAAACGCTGATGCGGGCAATATCACGGTAGAGGAATGTAACGATTTCACGCCTACGACCGACACGGCGATTGACTTCCACTACTATGCCGAAACTGCGGCAGCCGGGGACACGCTCGGTGCGCGGACACTTGCCGAAGCCGCGACAGGTATCGACGTTTCCGGCAACGACAACATCACATATGTGATTGAGATTGACGCGCGGGAACTTACGGACGGGTATCCGTGCCTTGAAATGAAATGGTCTGCACCGGGCGGCGCAACGCTTGTGTCCGCCGTGGCAGTGCTTTCCGGTTCAAGATACGCGGAAGATCAGTCTGGGACAACGATTGCTTAACAACATGGGCGGGGAACCGCCCATCCCTTTTTAGGGGGTGACAAAATGATAAACAATATCAGCGCAATGCAAGACAATGGGGACTTGGTTTTCATTAACCATGCGAACGAAGAAATAGCGAGGTTTACAGACGCAAAAGCATTCGACGCGAAAACATTGAAGCAAAACGGAACAGCGGTGCAAGACATAATCGACGGAGGCACAATGGATTTAAGCGCGCTTACCGTTGGACATGTATTCCACGTTGACAATGGCAGAACGGATGACTATACGCCAAACGGAAGCCGCGAATTTCCATATAAAAGCATTCAGGCAGCGCATGATGCGGTCCCGGCAGGAACAACAGCGTCAAACATCTACATCATCGAGGTAAAACTTGGGTTGCCCTATACCGGAAATATCAGTCTAACAAAGGATTTCATAACCATTGTTGGCGACGGAGGCATCACAGGCGCTGGATACAGCGGAACAATTACGTCTACTTCAAAGCACCTTGCACTGGTAGATTTGAATTTAACGACAAGCTCAACAATTAATCAAACCGGGGCAGGACATTTCCTGCTTGAATTCAAAGATTGTCATTTGGGCGGGCACTTGAATGCAACGGCAAACGGGACTACAGCGGAAAAACAGGATTCCTATATTCAAGTCACTGGCGATGACAATCTTTGGATGAACTGCACAATCAACATTACAGGCATTCAGGGGTTCGCCGGAATGACAGGCGGCGCATATGTAGGGAACGATCTTACGGTAACTGACAGCTATTTTTGCCCTGGGTGTTCTTGTGTGGATAGCTGCACAGTCAATCTTGAAGCCGGAACAACAGCGGAATTTTTCAGTATGTATGCTATCCGTAATACAGTCAATCTCAAAACCGGAGCGACTCTGTACGCAGACATTACCGCGCTCGCTGATATGGACAATACGCTAACCAATACAGGCGGCACACTAATTCGCGCATCCGACAAGCCAACACTGCAAGCAATTGCAAAGGCCGAAATATATGTTGCAAATAGCAGTGACGCAATATCTATTCCAGCCGGGAGCACTTATACAAAAATCACATCATTTACAACGAACGGATATTCAGAAAATTGTACTGCCAATGCGACTAATGGCCAAATTGTAATAACAGAAGCCGGATATTACTGGATTGCAGCGAACTTTTCGACAAAGCTCGGTACCACTGATGTGCTTGCCGACACCGCTGTATTCATAAATGACGTTGAACAGCCAAACATTCATTCGCGGCGGAGGTTCAGCACGGCAGGATATACATTTGCAGTATCGTTTGATGGATTTACAACCGCAGCATTAGCAGTAAACGATGTGGTGGATATAAGGGCAAAGCATAATAATGCCTCTGCGGTTTCAGCAACTCTTGAATACGGGAATCTGAAGGTTATGCGAGTGGGAATATAAAATTTTAATCGCAATGGACTGCACAAAGGGGGATCTAAGTGGCAAGAACTAACATTGAAATTATGAGTAAAAGAGCAAACAAAAAGCTTGCAAGCAGCGATAAACCGGCAGAGAAAAAAGCAAACAGTAAGGCAACCGCTTCAAAATCATAGAAAGCAGGGGCAAGCGAATGGAATACAAAATCATAACTCCGGTTGCGATAGAACCCGTATCGCTTGCCGAAGCTAAATTGTTTACCCGGGCGAATGATGATGCGTATAAAGACTATATCACGACAACACAGTCTATTTTGCCGGGAGCATATACAAGCGCACAAACAGGGGTATCCGTTGATGTCTTAGGCTATACGGCAATCGCTACGCTCTCTGCCGGAACGTGTTCGGGAACTATAACGGCAAAAATTCAGGAATCGGACGATGGGACTACATGGAATGACTATGCTTCGTTTGCAGTTTCAACCGGGAATTCCACGGAAGAGCTTGCTTATGATGGCACGAAACAGTATATCCGGGTTTACGCAGCAGTAACGGGGACGTGTTCTTTTTCCGCGAGTGTTGTTGTAAATTCGGGAGATTCAACGGACGACGCTTTATTGTCTGCCTTAATCACGACGGCCCGCGAATATTGCGAGAATTTCACAAGACGGGCGCTTGCGACACAGACGATTGAGGCGTATTTACCAGCGTTTCCCGGCGAAGATCGCTTTGAACTTCCGCTTCCTCCGTTGCAATCCGTGACAAGCGTAAAATACAAAGATTCGGTCGGTACGGAAACCACAATGACGGTTGGAACGTATTATCTTGTCGACAATGAAAGCAATGTCGGAGGAATCGTATTGCCTTATGGCCACACATGGCCTAATTTCACAGAATACCCGGTAAACGCCGTTAAGGTGCGCTATACAGCCGGGTATAACAGTTTGAACCCGCTGCCAAAAGCCATAAAACAGGCTATGTGTCTGTTAATCGACTATTGGTACGATAACCGATCCGCTATAACGTCTGGAAGCGTATCAAGCGAAACAGAATTTGCCGTGAAAGCGTTGCTGAATATGTACCGTGCAAAGTGGTTTTAAGGGGATGGTTTAAACGCAGGCAGGTGATCTAAAACACAAAATTACAATTCAGCGTAATGTATCGGAAACAAGCGACGAAGATTATCGGAATCTATATACCGGAATTTACGCCGCAAAAAAAGGATTAACCGGGAGACTATACTATGCGGCAGCGGCGGCGCAGTCGGAAAACGAAGTCGTTTTTACCGTCCGATATGCAGCAAAGTATATCAGAACCGTAAAGGCGACGATGCACATTATCCTTGACGGTGACGCAGATCATCCGTATAAAATCACGCAGGAGCCGGTAGACGTTGACGATGCCCACCAGTGGATAGAGATTCACGGAACACGCATTTTGCAGAACGGAGGGTGACATGGGAGCGCTTACATTCACGGTACCTGAAGAACTGATGCAAAAGATCAGCAGCTTAAGCAACATAAGCGAAATATCACCAAAAATTATAGCGGCAGAACAGGACGTTGTGCTTCCGGAAGTAAAAAGACGGTTACAATCGTCAATTAAAAATAAGGAAGATTCAAAAGGCGATCTGTTAAAGTCAGTAAAGGCGTCAAAGCCGAGGATGAACAGCAAAGGGGAGTGGCGCGGCGATATTTATTTTGAAGGCTATGACGAAAAAGGCGTTCCTAATGATAGAAAGGCTATGTCAATGGAGTGGGGAACATCAAAACAGTTGGCAGCGCCTTTTTTACGCCCTGCAAAAGAATCCAAAGCGTCCGAAGCACAGGAAGCCGCGCAGAACATTTTTAACGAGGCGGTGAGCAAATGAACACAGGTCCGCTGATTGAATCGGCTCTTGATGGATTGACGTTTAACAGCAAGGCCGTCCATGTTTATCACGCATTTTATACTGGAACGGAAAAAGTTTATATCCGCTATTATATCTACCTTGATTCAAATGACTATTTTGCCGATGATACAGCAATCGGAGGAAACGTCTTTGACACGGTAGATATTTTTTGCAACAAATCAGATTATTCCTCACTGCGGGATGACGTGGAAGCACGATTAACCGCCGCAGGATTCACAATTGGCGACGCTGGGCCGGAATCGTATGAAACCGATTCGGGGCTATGGCATCTGCCGATTAACATTTCATACGAAAAATAAGGGAGGTTAATTCATGGCAAGTAAAGGGTGCAGATACCCGAAAGTTTGCCCGTATACCGTAACTGAAAACTCGGATGGCACGGAAACTGAAACATACGGCGTTGGGAAAGCGTTTGGCAAAGCTGCAAATTCCGACATGACGATCAACGCAGCGCCTGTTAATTATTATGCTAACGACGGTATCGCGGAATCTGTTTCAGAATTCACGGACGGCACGATAAAGCATGAGGCTGACACGTTAGTCGATTCGGTTGAAGCCGAGGCGCTCGGACACATAATCGACGAAAACGGCGTTATGATTTCAGGTTCGGACGATAGCCCGCCTTACGAAATCTACAGTGTTATTGTTCCGCAGAGAATCAACGGCGTAAACAAATATCTTGCAGTTGTGCTTACCCGTGTCCAGTGGGAACCGCAGTCCGGGTCTTACAAGTCGAAAGAAAAATCGACAACGCTTTCCGGCACTACCATTAATGGCACAATCATGAAAAACAAAGACAACACCTATATGAAGAAAAAGATGTTCGACACGGAAGCACAGGCGCTGGCATGGCAGGCTACAGAATGCCACATGCCATCTTCCCATGACACTCTGACTTGTACGCCTGTACCGGCTGACGCAGCTACGAACATTGCGATTACCGCAAACATTACCCTGACATTCAACAATCCTATTGACCACGGCAACGCTACTTTACAGAACGCCACAACTCACGCGATTATCGCGTCGACAAAGACATTCAACGGTGGAAAAACGGTGCTTACCATTGACCCGTCGGCAAGTCTTACGGCGAGCACAGCATATGTAATTACCGTTACCGGTATGACGGACGCTTACGGGCAGACGTTGGCAGACCAAGTATTTTCTTTCACTACAGCGGCTTAACGCGGCGGGGAGAAATCCCCGCTTTACTTTGAAAACTATAAAATTCATATAAACGGAGGAAAAATAAATGGAAAAAATCAAGCTCAACGATGGGAAAGAATATCCCATCTTTTTTGACTACAATGTTCTCTCCGACTTCCAAGAAAAGTACGGCGATGTCGCGGCCCTAACAGATAAAATGAAATGCTTGAAGGATCTGAAATGGATTGTATCATCGGTTATCAATGAAGCAATCCGCAAGAAAAACTATGAGAATGGTACTTCCGATCCCGAAATTTCTGAATTCTACGTTGGTATGTGGTTGCCCACATTTCCTCAGGAAACGGTTGACGCGATAATGAGGGCTTTTAAGGCGAGCATGGGTGACGAAAAAAACGTGAAAGCGGCGACTGCGGCGGCTGGGAAGATGAAACAGAGCTTGACGCGGGCAGCAACGACCGCAAAATAAATTTTGCACGGCTTTCCCTGTACGGAAAAAGATTTTTACATTATTCGCAGAAAGAGCTTGGACTAACTCAGATGAAAGATCTTTTTGCGCAACTTGATGAATTTTTCGCCTGCTACAATCAAGCACAAGAGGAATAAGCGGCGAATTCTCTCCGCTTGCTTCTCTTGACGCAACACCAAAATATGGTATAATGTGGCAGGGGGAATGATTATGAAAAATAAAGCAATAAAAATTTGCATTGCGGCAATTATTGTTTCTGCGCTTTTAACGGCATTTGCGGGGTGCAAATATACCAGCAAAGAAGAAATGGAATCAAGCCGAGAAGAGAGCAGCGCACCCGTGAAACTTAGGCATTATAGTGTCAGATTATCAAGCGGACATTATATTTCAGGCATGGACATTCCGGCAGGGACTTATACGATTGAAGCCGTAAAAGGGAACGGGAATGTTTACAGTACAAACGTTTTTAAGGGCGGACTAAATGAAATAATGGGAACGGACAATGGCAGCACAAAAACATTTGACAACGCAGAACTCCCGGCCGGAGAAATATTATCCGTCTTGAATGTGACTGTAAAAATAGAATCAGATGCTGCGAACGTTTCCGGAATGAAAAAGCGCGACAATCCGGCTAAAGTGTCGAAAACACTTAAGCCAGGTAATTATACCGCAGGAACTGATTTCGACGCCGGAACCTATGATGTAAAGGCCGCAGAGGGTTCCGGTAATGTCTATTCCAGCAACACTGACAGAGGAATTAACGCAATTATGGGGACTAAAGCGGATGATGAATATATAAAAGAATTTAAAGGCGTTCTTTTAGAGAGTGGGACTGCGATTACGGTTACAGGCGTAACGGTACATTTGAACCCAAGCAAATAGCGGAGGACAAAATGAAAAGAAAAACGATTACCCAAAAAGAGTTTAAAAAATCAGGGTGGAAAAGTTGGTTTAGCGCTGTTGGAAATGCCTTTTTAATTATATTTATATTGGCAGCGATCGTTTTTATCATAACGTTTATTGCAAACCATTGAAGGGTGATACAAAATGAGTGCAAGAGAAGCAAAAAAAGAACGGATTAAAAAACTTGACCGTAAAATAAACCGCTATAATATAGCGCTGTGCATTTTAATCCCAATACTAATCTATTGCATTTTGATGGTGGCTTTATATTGGCGCAGCGGGGCAGGAAATACTTTCCCTTCCCCAACGCGAATCCCGGACGTAATCAATGGAATAACAGCGCAAAACATTTAAAAAGAAAAAATTGAGCATCCTCATTTGAGGGTGCTTTTCTTATACCTATTTTTAGGGAGGCGCGGTATGGCAGGCTCAAACACTATATCTCTAGGATTTAAAGTTACCGGCGAGGACGACATGAAGCGGGCACTTGCAGATATTAACAATTCGCTGAAAGTCAGCTCGTCCGAAATGGCACTTGCCACGGCGCAATACGGCAACAACGAAAAATCGGTTGATGCCCTAAACGCAAAAGATAAGGTGCTCATAAGCACGATTTCAGAACAGAACGAAAAGGTAAACGCGCTGAAAACCGCCATCCAGAACGCCGCCTCAGCGCATACCGCAGCAGGGCAACAGATTGACAGCTTAAAGACAAAACTCATTGAAGCAAAAGCAAAAATGGCTGAAATGGGAACATCTTCCGACACAACAAAAGCGCAGCTGAAAGAGCAGGCTCTTGCTGTGCAATCCCTTGAAAAAGAGCTAAGTCAAGCAGAAAAAGTCTATACAACAACCGGAAAAAGCGAAACCAATTATGAAACCCAGTTGAATAATGCCAAAGCAAGCGTTATCAAGATGAATCAGGAACTCGAAAACAATCAAAAGGCTCTGACGAAAGCGCAGACCGGGAATAGATCTGTTGCCGATTCCATCAACGGTCTTGCGAGTGCGGCGGGGATTAACGTGCCGCCCGCATTGCAGGGTATGGTGAATAAGCTTGACGGCGTAAACGCGAGCGCAGCGGCCCTTGTAGGGACATTGGCGGGGGTTGCCGTTGGGCTTGGGAAGCTAACGGAGAGTACTGCATCAGCGGCGGATGACATAACCACGCTGTCAAAAGTAACCGGAATGTCAACAGATACAATTCAAGAGCTAAACTATTCTGCCGGATTGCTTGATGTTTCTACAGAGACGATTTCAGGATCACTGTCTAAAATGATAAAGAACATGAATAGCTCGAAGAAAGAAACGAGCAGTCAGGCGAAAGCATTTAAAGAACTTGGCGTAAGTGTCGTTGATACGCACCATAATTTAAGGGACGCAAATGATATATTCCTGCGCACAATTGACCGGCTTGGCAAAGTTACAAACGAAACCGAACGCGACGCTCTTTCAATGACGATTTTCGGGAAATCGGCGAAAGAATTGAACCCACTGATTGAAGCAGGCAGCGGAAAACTAAAAGATTATGCAAAAGAAGCGCAAAATGTCGGCGCGGTTATGGACACCAAAACGCTTGAAAGTTTTAATGAGTTAAAAGATGCAAACGATAGGCTTACAGGGCAATGGACGGCAATCAAAATACAGTTGGCAGAGGTATTATTGCCTGTACTTACAAAGATTACCGAAGCAATCAATAAAATTCCAACATCAACATTGGTCGCAATAACCGAAGGTATTGCAGCAATCGCAATTATCGGCCTTGTGGTCAGTGCAATATCCCCGCTGATTATCCAAATGCAGTTAGTACAGACTACGGCAGCGGTATCCGCACTTGCGGCGGGAACGTCAGTAGCCGCAGGGGCAGGAATAGCAGGCGCAGGGCTTACGGCTCTTTTGCCTACAATCGGGCTTGTAGTGTTGGCAATCGGTGGGATTGCCGTTGTGGGGTATGAATTAGTCAACCATTGGGGCGAGATAACGGAAAGTATTTCCAACGGATGGAACGGCGTAAAAAATGCGTTTCAAAGTTTTGGAAATTGGTATGCAAACGGTTTTGTGTCAGAGTGGAACAGGGTTACAAACAGCCTGAAATCGGTATTTATGGCTGTAGCAAACGGAATAGCTACGGCAGCGGTAATTCCAATAAACGCGGTTATTGCAACGGTAAACGGGTTGATAAGCTTGATTGACACGGCAATATCAGCAATCGATCGGATAAAGGTTACTCTTCCCGGATTTATGGGCGGTGGAACGCTTGGATTTTCAATCCCTGAAATCGGTAAATTGGACTATATTTCCGTACCGAGATATGCAACAGGAACAAGCTATCATCCGGGAGGCAAAGCGCTTGTCGGCGAAAATGGACCGGAAGTCGTTGACCTACCGCAAGGGTCAAAAGTGTATCCGAATGGTGTGATTCCGACAGGCTCTTACGTGTTTACAGGCAACATTGTAATTGATGCTCACAATGTCAAAGAGTGGAACGACGTATTGAAATACGCTCAAAAATACGCCCAAACGATGGTACAGAAAGGGTGATAAGATGGCAACATACCAATTAAATATAACTCCTATATTAAAAATTGGGATGGAGAGTTCGAATCTGGACTGTAGCGATGACTATAATGGTCTTTGGGGGTTTGAAGAATATAATGGTATCAGATATGGAACATGTTTTAAGTTTAACAGTTATTTTACGCAATATTCAAAAAAAGTTTGCACACAAATCGCATTAAATGTTAATTGTAACCAAGGGTATATAGGAAGCGGCACATATAGCTTTGGCGGAAGCGTTTCATGGATTTACGACGGATTTAGCGCAGGCGTTACATGGGGCGATCAGCCATCACGCGGCGTAATTTTAACTACATTCAAATCTTATACGTTGTCTGATGTTTCTACTCGTCCATCGTTTAGGATAGAGCTTCCAATATACAAAAAGGGGTATTCCGGTAAATACGGAAGTATTGCGCCACGCAGCATATTTGAACAATTATCTGTTGGGTTTAATTTAGGGTGGGATGTGAATTCAAACGATTATCCAGCATACCCTTCACGCGGCCTTTATCATATTGAACCTGGATTTTTGTCGGCAGATTTAGTCTTTGAAGATTGGAACCCAACATTAACCGCGCGTTTCCCGCTTTCAAGCGCGTATGTCAGTCCATCTATCGCAAATAACTTTTCCGTATCTTTTGATGCTTTTAATTCGATTGATTATCCAACCGTTCAAACGATAACCTATGAAATTAAAGATACCGCAACAGGCACAGTAGTAGACCATACCGCCTCCGTATCGATCAATTTAAGGGATAGAAGTTACGTCGAATGGACTGTGCCTGCGAATACTCTAGCATCTGGAAAGGATTATCAATGGCGGGCAAAATTAACTACCGACGATGGAGAAACCGGATACTCGAATTGGGCAGATTTCACTACAAGAGACGCAACGCCGGGTATCCCGACCATCATCTATCCGCAGTCGAAATATCTGATTGGTTCTGACGCAATTACATTACAATGGCAACACAATGTAACGACCGATTCCGCTCAACATGCTTTTGACCTCCAATACAAGCAGGCAGGAAGTTGGACGGACATTGCGGTACACACTTATTCGGCGGCGCAGTCTTATATTTTAGCGGCCAACTTTTTTGCGGCAGGGACAATGTATTGGAGAGTACGCACTTACAATACCGATGATGTTGTCGGAGATTGGGGAACATCTTCCGCAAATGTCGTTCAAGCAAAGCCGGTTACGCCTATTTTATACGGCATTACCGGAGCGCCGAGGATAACGGCATATTGGCAGTCTACAGGGCAGCAGGCATATCAATTTACTGTCAGCCAAAGCGCAACCACAATATGGGATTCAGGCGCGGTATACGGAGTGGCGAGGACTTGCGAAATAGACAGGTATCTTGATGATGGCAGCTACACCGTATGCCTTATGATCCAAAATGGGTTAGGCATTTGGAGCGATTGCGCATTGCAATCTGTTAATATATCAAACAATGCTCAGCCCGGTGATGATGTGCTTTCTGCAACGCCTGTTTCTGGAGGCATAAGGCTTGATATCTCATTGCCGGAGCCAACCGGAGCGGATTACGTCGGTGAAGTGTATGTCGGAGAACCGTATGTGGCACATCAGCCGTATAACGCGTCAGGGACGAGATACATTTTAAGGGACGGCGAACCGATAGCCAAGATTGCCGGAACAAGCTATACGGACTACACCGTATCGGGAAATCACGAATACAAAGTGAAAATTGTTTCGAGCGACGGAAATTATCACGATACCAATTCAGTGATAGCTTCGCCGCTGATTTCCTATGCCTGCATTGCTGAATTTTCGTCACCCGAAAGCGTATTGGTGCTGAAATTTAACGAGGGTAGCGCGCCAAAGCTCGAAAATTCTCTGTCAAAGGTTATTTCAACTCATTATTTTGCCGGAAGAACTTTGCCTTGTCACGACGTAACCGAGCATCATGATTCCACATGGAGTTTTACCTACACGCTTTTAAATTTGACCGACTACGATACGCTATATCAACTATTTTTGGCTGGTAAAACGGTAATTTTTCGCGATTACAGAGGGTACAAAGCAGTAGGGACACTTGCAAGCATCAAAAAATCTCCGAGCAAGGACGCAATCAATATCACGTTTACCGTTGAAGAAACCGACGCAAGTGAGGTGATAGACTACGACTGATTACTGCAATGGGTCGCGCCAATTAAGTTATCGGTGCGACGTTATGATTGGAGATATAAAATGTGGAGAGTTGCAATGCACAAGCCCGACCGTTTCAATGGCATCTGAAATCAGCTCAACCGAAGCAGCCATAAAGTACACATCTGCACTTGAAACGCCCGGGTATATTTGGCGGGGCGGGAAGCAAACAACGGAGCTTATGGACTGGGCAAAATATTACTATAAACTATGGCTGATTGAAAACGGAGATCCGCAGTCTTTGGGCGTGTACATTCCGCAATCAGTCGAAAAGGATACCGATGGCGCAACATTATACAAAATAACCGGATATGACAAATCCATTTTGGCAAAAAACGACTGCATCACGTCGCGTTTGTCTTTAGTTGCCGGTACAAAATATCTTGACCAAATTACAAGCCTGCTGATTTCCTGCGGGATCACAATGGTTATCGCAGATGACAGCACGGCTACATTGCAGACCACCCGCGACGATTGGGACATAGGCACTTCAAAATTAAAGATCATCAATCAGCTTTTATCAGAAATCTCTTTCCGCAGCGTTGAGATGGACAAAAACGGTGCGGCGGTGTTAAAGAGATACGAGGACGCAAGCGCGGGGAACATACAGCATACCTACAGGGAGGGGCAGGCAAGCATTGTAGAGAACGGCACGACGATAAACAGCAACCTTTTGGAGATCCCCAACATTTGGATCGCAACCGTTTCCAATCCCGATCTTGCTGCAGCGCTTACCTACAAATATGTCAATGATAATCCATTAAGCACAACATCAACCGTCTACACAGGTCAAAACAAGGTAAAGGTATTAAATTTTGACAACATTGCCACACAGGCAGACCTTGAAACCGCCGTAAAAAAGCAGGCGTTTTCCGATATGCAGAGAATCGAAACCGTTGTATTTAAGACTGCCGTTGTCGCAGATCACGGTGTAAACGATGTTGTTGTCCTTGAACTCCCGCAATTTAACGGAATCTTGACGGAAACCGCATGGGAGATTGACCTTGATACTATGACCATGAGCCATACCGGGAAAGAGTCGGTGAACTATGGATAATCCATTTTTGCCGCCAAAGGAAACCGGCCCAAAAGATTCCTCATGGAAAATCGCAACAATTGTTACTCCGGGAACCGGTCAGGCAACAGTAAGGTTTGACGGAGAAGATTCAGCAACAGACAAGTATTATAAATGCAGCGCAAGTTATACGCCCGTCGCTGGTGACCGTGTCTTAATGGCATGGTTCAGCGGATCGGGCGTAATTTTATGTAAATTTTAGGAGGTACAATATGGCTTTTACACCGAAAACATGGACAGCGAGACTTGTACAGTATCCGGGGCGCAGAAAGTTAACCCCAACGGGCGCTACCAACGAATACGATGTTGCGCGGTCAGAGGGAAGCATTACCGCAGCCGGTGACGTTATTTCCGCTGAAAACATGAACGACCTTGAAACCCGCATTTCGGATGAATTCCTTAACAAGCTCGATTCAAGCATCATTACAAGCGGAACATGGACACCGACACTTTATGGGACAGCAGCAGCAGGGGCACCGACTTATTCGGCGCAAAATGGGTCGTATGAAGCAATAGGCAAACACGTGCATCTGCGCTTCCAACTCGTTATCACCAGCAAAGGCGGGATGGCAGGTAATATGCGCATAGGGGGTTTACCATTTTCTGCAAACGCTCAACAGGCGGAGAATCTATTTTCTGCCTATCCGTTTACAGGGGCGTCTTCGGCAGTCACAAGCATTTTGGGTCACACCGATGTGTCGCAGAACTATATCACTCTTGGAAAACCAAGTGCAGGCGCATCTGTGGAACTAACCGCTGATGATATCACGGACAGCTTTTCAATCTGGATTGGCGGTCTGAACTATTGCAGAGGATAGGAGAAGTATGAACATTTTAACATTAACCAAAGATAGCGTATCCATACAATCAACGGAGTACGGCATGAGAGCCTATGT